CACCAGTTGGTACGTTAATAATAACTTGATCATTAACTTGAATGTTACCTAGTGCTGTATCAACAGTTGAGTCATTACTAGCAACCCAAGTAAACTCAAAATAATCTAGAGTATTATCAGTATCTAAGAAATAATCACCACCTGTAAGATTGTTTTGGTTGTTATATTTACCAGCTGCAAATGATATTGTAGTGCTGGAGGGGGCTTGTACAGCATCTGTTAACTCAAGTACAGTGCTAGCAGCCTCAGTATCAACATAAGCCTTTGTTGCAGCATGTAGATTAGAAGTAGGTGCACCTGACAGAGTCAGTGCTCCTGTCATAGTGTCGCCAGATTTATCCACTTTCGCATCTACATAAGCTTTAGTGGCAGCGTGTAGGTTAGAAGTAGGGGCTCCAGACAAAGTCAGAGCTCCTGTCATAGTGTCACCAGGTACAGACACATAACGGGATTCAGGATCTACAGCAAAATACTGTTTAAAAACCCATTTTGAAGTAGATGAACTGTATTGTAAGCGTACTGTTAAGTCAGTAGATCCTACAAACCCAGCAGGTACAGTAGAAACAGAAGAATTACTTTCTACACCAGTTGAATTAGTTACTTCTACACGGTCTTCATCAGCAGGACTAGTGGGTAAATTAGCCAGTGCTGCGATAGGAGTGTAAAAGGCAGCTGCAGAAACTGCATTTTGAGCTGCTGTAGCTGTAGCAGAAGCTGTGTTTGCCGTATTTACAGCGTTCGTAGCGTTAGTTGACGCTGTAGTGGCTGCAGTTAGAGCTGCAGCAGAATCAGTGATAGCTGTATCTGAACCGTCAGTAGATTCTTGGGTGACAAATAGTAATTGTTCAAAGTTATCGTTTAAATCAACTGCTCGTAACGCTGAACCAGATTGAAAATCAGCTTCAATAGTATTGTTATTTGTATCTCTGGTAATAACAAGTGCATCACCATTACTAGGTGCGCTATTAAAGGTCACAGTACTACCACTAACGGTAAATGCTGTGGTGGCAGTACCATTAATAGTAGCTTTTACGTCAGCAGTAGACCTATATGGAAATGAAATGGTGAAAGCTGTGTCAGTACCATTACAAGTAGTCGTAAAAGGAGAGTATGCCATTATTTAGTAGAATTAAACTGTTGTAATTGTTTGACTGCACTAGCGGCACCTTCAAAATTGTCTTGTTGAATGTTGCCTTCAATGATATTTTGCAAGATTACAGCCCTTCCCAAATCAGTATCACTAGCTTTCAGTGCATCAATAGCTTCCTGGTAGGCTCTATTATGCATCCTATCTAGATATTCCATAAGAATAGTCTTTTTCCACGGATAATTTTTTTGGGAAAAACCTTGGCCAAGAATTTCTTTAACTAATCCAGGTCGTTGTTTTTTATAAGTTTCAATTGTTCGCTTCCATGCCCCATCATTCATAGAGAATAACTGCTGAACTTCTCTACCTAACTGCCCCTTTTTACCAATGTAATTATTAATCCATTGACGTTGAGCAGGAGTGTACTGTTGTTTGGTATCAGGGTTCATTAACAGTGTCTTTTTACCATCCCAACCACTTTCTAGTAGACGCTGACGCCAAGGTTCCATATGAGCATTAACATGCCCAAAAGGAAGCATACCATTTAGATGATTAAGAATAGGAGTCGTATAATTAATAGGCTCACCTGTATAAATATCTACAGAGTTGACAAGCTTATCACCAACACCAGGAAGAAAACGATTCTTGTTAGCCATGTAAGCAAGGAAATTATTCTCTACATCCTTTAATTGGGGTTCAATAGTACGACTTAAGATATTACGTGCACCGCTGTAAGGTAGTAAAGAGTTAGCGTTGTTTGATAGGAATCTATTAAGAGAACCTTTATCGCCTGATAATGCAGCAACCAACGGTTCAAATCCACTTAAGAAAGATTTATTAGTAATGTTCATACCAATAGCACCAGCAAGAGCTGTGAACCATTGATCAGCATCTCTATCAACCTTATTAGCATTAAATACAATATCTGATGTCATACCAAGCAAGGTCTCAAAAATACCCGTGCCTTTGTAACTAACCCAAATTGGAGAACCATCTTCATTTTCTCCAACCTTAATACTGTAAGGTTTAAACCCACCAAGATCTTGCCACCTTCGACGTTCAGCATGGTTAGCAGGACCACTTCCAGTGATGTTTCCGAACATGGCTGCCATACCAATTCCTGTGACAACCAACGAAGACATATTTTGGCGTCCGATATATTCCGCACGAATAGTTTCAAAAGCAGCACGATCAGTTTCTCGGTAACCGTGTGCCCTTAAGACATCAGCAATTTCTTCATTAGTTTTTGCCTTAATAGCCTTACGAGCTTTACCCATGGATAAACCAAGAGGTCCAAGAGGGTTAAATGTTGTAAGACGGCTAAGTTCGTTCATACCTGTTCGAGGGAACAGGAATAAAGCTTTAGCAATAGGGTAATCATTAACCATCTTTTCGACAAATGAAACCATGTCATTGTCTAGGTTGAGGTTTATTTCAGCTGCGGCATAAGAAGCAGCCGTATCAGTCAAGACACCGTCTTTACTAAACATAGAATTATAAAGTCTTCCCTGTGCAGCATCAAACAAATCCTGATCCATAGCACCGTTTGTTCGGCTAAAGACTTCGTCATATGCTTTAGTTCGAGCGACGAATGAAGCTTGGAGGGATTTAGTAAAACCATCAACATAAGACAGTGCACTGACACCAGAGCGTGGTCCAAAGTGACGAGCAATTTTATTTTCTGGTGTATAACGGTTCCACCAACTTAAGCTTTTAATAGCCTGTGCAGTAACAAGTTTACCGACATTACCTGGTGTTTTATCAGCAGCCCAGGCATCCATCATCAGTTCCATGGTGTCATAATCTTGCAATGCACCAGGTTTAAAATCATTACGGGCACGAGATCCAGCAAAATCTGGATGTTGTACTGAGAATCTCCATTCATCAGCAGCATGCTTCATAGCACGCTGAAAATTATCTGTGAATCCTCCAAACCCATATAGTGCACGTTTCATTTCACCAAACTTACCTTGTGAGGCATAACCTCCCAAAATAGTTGCAGGTTTAATTACTGTATGTAGAACAGCATCACTTCCAGCACGGATTGGGGCAAAGCCATACAAGACAGAATTGTAAATAACACTTCCCAGTTCTTTAATCAAAAGAGAAGGCATCTTTTTATTACCAAGTCCAAATGCCTTACCCCATAGACCCATACGCTCTTGCATTAATTTATTGAGCTTATAGATCGTATCTACTTTGCCTTCTGAACGTAAGAATTGCTGGTAGAGAGGTTTGAAGTATTCAGGATTTTCCTGAGATATATCATACATTAGATTGGTAAACTCCAAGGCTTTTTCACGTGTAGCCCTGAGTTGCATTGTAAACTCTTGATTTTTTTGGTTAATCCAGTCGACGTTATAAATACCATCTTGTTTAGCCCTCTTGACCATATCCAACATCTTCAGGGTATAACCCTTGATGTATTGATGGGCACGTACCTCTTGCATCAAAATAGGGATATTTTGGATAATTTGTTCCTGTTGACGTGCAGTCCAGTTACTTGTATTACCAAGATTGATAGCTGCAGCACTGTCAGCAATATCCTTACCAGCTTGATAAGCGACAACAGCAGATCCTTTTAGTGACTTAGGATCTAGAACATCCATCATCCGATTTAAAGCATTTTGACCAAGTTCAGCGTTATCAGCACCTAAGTATTGAATGGTGTTTCCGCGAACATTTTCGACAGCTTCACGTAAAGATTCCACTGCTTTGGCAAAATCCATGCCCCCTAGATTGGCAGCCTTATCAACAAGATCATTAATAGCATCTTCTTTCATTGCACTAGTGATCAAGTCCTCTCCAATCATGGTGTCAACATTAATAGCATCTAATGTTTCACCAAATTCTTTTAGAGCTTGCTCACGTACTTCATCACCTTGACCAACTAATTTCATCATGCCAGGTGTAATTGCTGGACGTGCCCGTCCTGCAGCCTCATCAGCACCAATGTTATTAGCGATACGCGCTACATCAGTTTTAAAATCAACAATATTTGCGTCGTAATTTTTGACTGATCGTTCAGAAGGTAAGTGTGGTTCGTTGATAAATGGGTCGTAATCAGGCGGATTTATAGGTGTAGAAAAATCATCTATATTAGCAGGATTAAGTTTAGCATTATTTGCAGGATCCCAGATAATAGCAACTTCATGAGTGCGTTTTCCCTTGCCAGCCTTTTTGCCTCCTTGATGAATAAATCCTTTAAAACCTTTTTCTATTAAAGGTTGTTTAATAATCTCATCAAAAAATTCAAGTACCTCATAGTCTGGGATTTGAAAAGCATCATGTCCAGAATTGGTCCTGATAGTATCCATAATATCGGCCAGAGAAGACTGTTGATTTAGTCTAACGTCATACAAAAGATCGACCATCGCATCGTTATTACTGTTCTTAATGTAACTAAGTAATGAGTTAAGAACATCTTGATCGACTGGTTGATCTAAATTATAGAAATTTTCTCTGGCAAAATTGGGGGAAACATTATAAATACTAGGTTTGTAGTTTTCGCCTGATTGTTTTTTATTTTTTGCTGTATAGGATTGAGCAGTCTGAATGTCGTCGGTAACATATAAACCATTACCATAGATATTTTGTGCACCACTAAATTCACCACCCTCTACAAATTCAAACTCTTCAGAAGAGCCATGAAAGTATTGACCTTGACCACGGGTATCAGTGATCTGCATTTCACTTTTTGGCCTACGTGCCATTCGTTCTGCAGTTTCTTGACTTACAGCATCAGCACGGAGATCATCTTTGACCTGTACTGCAGCTGCTACAGGATCCTGAAGTTCATCCCTAGCTTGCTGTATCGGTTCAATTTTTTGTTGCAAATATTGAGAAGAGGTCTCATTAAGAGGTATGTGTTTAGTAGTGGATTTAAGTGCTGTATAAGCTTCCAGTGCTCCACCAGCAATGTTGAAGAACGAGTCCTCAACCATATTTTTAGCAAACGTCCAATAAGGACTATCACCGTCAACATGACGCCAAGGGACATTAACCCCGGTTAAGTCATACATCAACGTAGCTAGGTTCTCTGCTTCATCTGTTTGATCAGAAACAGCAGTAACTGCAGTACCAATACCAGCCTCAGCAGCAATACGACCAATGAGATGTGTACGGTTAGATAACATCACACCAGAAGCTGCTTGTTTTAACCCGCCAGCTACTACACCACCAAAGGCAAGGGTAGGTACAACAGTTGCAGCGATATCTCTGATGATCTTTTTAACTGGATCTGTTTCAGTATTTCTACCAAGATTGGCATCGTATGCCTCATCAATACCACCTAAAGGTTTAAGCCACGGAACGACTGAAGCAACTGCTCCAATGGCGTCCATGCTTGTATCAAGGACACCTTGCCCTACAGCGGTCATACGACCGACTGCTTCACCTGTGTAATCCATGCCTACATCAGCAGCATTTCTATCGCCACGTTTGTAGTAAGACTTACCGTCAATTACTTCAATGTTAGGATCATCTTGATATTCAGCGTAGGTCTGTTCAGCTTCACTTGCTTCTAATGTAGGACCAGCTTTTTCTCCTTCAATAATACCAGTTTCAGTATCAACATTGGCAGCTTCAGGAGTTCGTAGTTCACTTAATTTTTGTTCTTTATCAGAAGCAAGTAGTTGATCATAGGCTTGCTCCTCCCTATCTAAATAGTCTGCCATTACCTACCTCTAGTACGATTAAGTATATCTGTGGTGTATTCCAGCATAGACTTATGTTTTACACCGTTGTACACTTGTTTGTGTTCACTGTTATGAAAATTAGGACCATAATTTGTTTCCCAACTAGGACCTGCATACCAATCTGCAGCAGCTTTACGAATAGCTTCGTCAGGAGATTCGCCTCTTAAAATATATTTATTATGGTATTGTTTCAACTTAGCACGAATAATAGTTATCTGTGCCTCAGGATTAGCCTTAAACTCATCCTTTGTCATTTCGTAGCCAAGGATTTCCTTACTCCACAATTTGATGTTGTCTTCCATAATTTGACCTAAACCTGTAGCACCAGATCCCGCATCGTTCTCTCTTGTAGGATCGCGCCACTGGTTTTCATTAAACATTAAGGAATCCACAAATCGATCAAATTCATTTTCTGATCCCCTTGCGGCTACACTAAATGTTTCTGGATTGTCATATGTAACCCCACTAACTTGATTCGCAAATCTTTGAGTGATATATTCACGCGGAATGTTAGCGGGGTTGTTTAAAAATTTGCGAAGAGGACCGTTATAAGCAATGCTTTCAAATTCTGTTGCTCCTTTAGTAATAGTTTCGGGTAGTTTTAGAGATTCGTCTTTAAATTTTTCTGCTGCATAATTATGTGCTTCGTAATAAGGTATACCTAAAGCCTTAGATAGAACTTCAATAGTTGGATCACGGCTGAGCCTACCAGAGCTTTTAAAGGTATCAAACGATTTAGCTAGCCGTTTAGGAGTGATAGAAGCAGGTATTGCGTCCATGCCGAGCTCTTCAGCACGAGCGCGTAAATCTGTAATTGAATTAGAGTCTGGTTCCCTTGGCTTAACCTTTAAAGAAGGGTCTAGGAAATCACCAGCTCTTTCACCACTTTTAAGTTGAGCGGTAATGTCTTCAAGTGTATTACCAATTCTGTAAAGACCTTTAGTTGGATCATTACCTAAGTCAGCTTTAAATGCACCTAATCCTGCATCATGCGCTAAAGTATGATCGCCAGATTTACGCATTTCATTGCGATAAACGGCTTCATATTGTCTTAGTGCACGATCCTTAGCAATTTCATAGGATCCAGGTAATGTGCCTTTAAAACCATAACCACCAGTGAGTCTTCCATTAAGTTCGTTAGAGATATAACCTTTGGCGACGTCAAGGTTCTGTCTGGTAGGAGCAGTGACTGCTTGGTTTTCTTCAGCCTTTTCCATGTAGTCAACAAACTCTTGACCCATAACACCAGAATTACGCACTCTGTCTTTACTTAGACGACCTTGTGCATAAAGAGCATCCATCTCCTCTTTATTTCGATCAATAGTGATTTGATCAGAGGTGATTGCAATATTAGCTCTTAAGATACGAGCAAACCTATACTGACCTTTGGCTTCAGCTTCTATAGCTAACTGTGCTAATTCAGCCTTTCTTACGTCATCAAGTACATTATTGTCACTACGATCTTCATCAGTAGCCTTCCTGAACATTGCAATTTTTTGATCTTCTATTATCTCCGCTTTACGCTCATTTTCTTTAGACGCTGAATGCTCCTGTATGCGACGCTGTCTATTTGTCTCTGCGTAGCTTAGTGCATTAGACTCTCTAAGTGGTACTCCCGGTGCAATGCGAGAAGATGAATCATAATAAGCTTCTTTTTGAGCTTCACTAGTAACCGAAGGGTCATTTAAAATTTCAGCAATATCGCTATTTGCATCAGCATAATTGCCATTGTGTATGGCAGAAATATTGTGAAATTCGTGTAGGTTATCAACATTAGGGTTCTGAATAGCCTGTACACGTGCAGCTTCGTATACCTTTTGGTCTAATAGATTGCTATATTCTTTATACTCCTTACCAACAAATTCAGATGATTTATTTCCGACTAGTGTGTCAATTTTGGTCCGAATGTGATCACTAGCACCATCTCTATACTTTTTTATCTCTTCAGATAATTGCTGCTCAAAAGCTCTTTTTTTAGACTCAGGATCAAGCTGCATATAATCAGCACGAGAGATAGTCTCACCATCTAATTGAAACTCCTCTTGAACGCTGAATCGCTGAGAAAATGTAGATATTTTTTTTTCGGTATCAAGTAGCCCAAGTTTTGCTTGGACACCGTCTTTTACTTCAATTAACTTTTGACCTGCTTGTAATTCATACCCACTTTCTTTAAATGCTTTAGCACTAGCATAGGTAGCAACAATGTTATTGTTAGCGGCATCATAAACAATACTACCGCCAACTTGCATACCAACATATGCATTAGTGATTCTGCCGCCTGAATTCAAGAGCTCAGTAGCAGCTGCTGTGTCTCGCTGATCCTTGGCTTTCTTTATATCACCTATAACAGTTGCTGCTGTTTTACTGGTACTAACTAAAAAATCAGCAACTTCATTAACAACAGCAGCAGTGGTTTTCTTTTCAGGTTGCAATGCAGAAATTCGTTTTAAATCTTGAATTTCTAACGCTGCAGATTCTTGTAGAGATTGATTATAGTTTTGGCGTTGACGGGACTCGTAATTGAAGTTTTCGTTTAGTTGTTGGCGCTGTGACTCAACGTTTTGTTGGAGTTGCTTAAGTTTAGCAACTTGGATATTTCTTTCAAAGCTTTGCTTGGCTTGTAATGACTGCAAAAATGCTTCATTTTGCTCAAGAATCTTTCTGGAATTATCCGATAAAACGATAGGGTTAAATGCAGCGCCTTGGGCTGAATACCCTTGGTACTGTACTGGTTGCATTGTTAGTTAGTATTAATAATTATAAGTGTATTTAGATGCGGTGCCTAATACACCACCAGCGGCTCCTAAACCTGTACCAATTGCAGCTGCAGTTCCAATCTTCATACCACCTAATGCACCTAAAGTAGTAAGACCGCTTGCGGCACCAATACTTGCACCCATGGTGAACGGAATAGCAGCAATACTTAGAGCTGCACCACCAATCATCAATGCTTTACTGAGACCACTCTGTGATGGAGGGGCAACATACTGTGCCTGATAAGCAGGCGCAGGGGCTGCACCTGGTCTTGGTTTCAGATATTTAGGAAGCGGTACGTCATAAGGTGCCTTGGCATCAGGTGCAAAGACAGGCGGCAACATACGAGCCGCATGAGCGTTGTAATCAGACTTGTACTTAGCTTGATCCAATGCTAGAAGTTGATCGTCAATACTTGCGACACTATTAACAAGTGACGCCCCTAGACGATCTTTATTCATCGATAGTTGTTCTTTAGACACACCGATGGCAAAGGCAATCTCATTAAGTGCCTGGTCAGCTTCAGCAGTATTTTCTTGAAATTGATTTAAAGCAATATCAGAAAGTAGTGATTCTTGCTCACCTAGTCTTGATTCTTCCGTTTGATCTGCTTGAGCTTCAGCAGTAGATACAGCAGTGTCGTAGGTGTCTTGCGTTGTGAGTCGTGATGATCTAGTAGCAAGCTGCTCTAACGCAGTTGTCTCTCTGACTTTGGCCATCTCATCTTCAATGCCAATAGCTTGTAGTCCTAAAGCAACTGATTCTTTAGTGGCTTGGAAATCTTGCTTAGCAAAGAATGCTTGGTTTGTAAGGCGTGCGGTATTAATACCACCTAATGCACGAGTAGTTTGTAGTGCACGTACAGCAGACCTACCTTTCTGACCTCTAGCTTTAGATTGACCAACACGTGTCAGGGTCTCAATACGCTGACCTTCTTTTTGAAAAGCAATATTAGATAGCTGAGAGTCAAGGTTAGTTTGAGCTCTAAACTCCTCTAGTTGAGCAGACTTTTCACGGTTAGCTCTTAGAAGATCTTGCTGCGTACGTAGATCTCTGATTTCGTTCCTTTGAGATTCAACGTCAGCTCTATCTTGCTCTAGAAATTGAGACTGTCTTGTTGTACCAGCGTCTCTTATAGCCCTACGTCTGGTTAATTGATCTCTAGCACGATTGATAGATAAAGCATCTTCACGAGTTTGGAACCCATATCTAGCAGATACTTGATCCTTAACTCTTTGAGCAGCATCTTGTCTAAAAGATGCCTGTGCAAGTTCAATACCAAAAGCCCGCTCTTGATCCTTAAGCTGCTCATCGTAGCCACGGATAGTGGAGTCAAACTGTCTGTTTAAATTACCGGCTGCTCTATTATACTCAGCTTGGTTAATCTGCAGTTGTTCCCTATAACGTTCTTCTGATAAATCAAAAGCACGGAGTTGAGCATCTTTCTGTAGATCAGAAACTTTTAGTGCATCTTTAAACTCTTCCTGTTGTATCTCATCACCAATAGCTTTATTTTGCAGGTCTGAGTATTGGCGTAGATAATAATTATCCATCGCGTTGAAATAATTCAACGCTTGGTTTTCTTTTCTAACTTGTTCTTGTGCTAAAGCTGCAGCATTTTGAGCTTTAATTGCATCCTTTTGTCCCATTAAAGTCTCCTATAATACTTCGTTGAATAGTTACCTTCCCACATCGCAGAGTTAATAGCTACAGCAAATGGTGTGTCACTAAATATTTTCATGTCATAGCTGGTATTACGCCTTAATACTGGGATGGTAAAAATAGACGATTCATCTAGGGGGACAGCATTCATATTAGTGTAGTCAAGAGTTTGTACAGCTCCTGTTAAATCCTGACTTGATTCACCTAATGGTGTCACTCTAAAGCTTAAGTTACCAGATAGACCAATACTAAACTTAACTCTAGAAATAACTAAGTAAGCTGAATAGTCTGTAATTCCTTCATTTCGTCTGACGAAAATATGAGGCAGGTCAATCTCAAAAGGGGTTTTATAACCGACTTTTAAATTCAGTGATGTATAATCACGTGTACCTTCAATAATAAAATAGTTATTACCACCTGCAGTAGAAGTTGATGCAACCTTAAGTTGCAACCCTCCATCTGACACAACAACAGGAGTCAAGGAAGAGTCAATAGCAAATGGAACCTGAACTCTGGTTTGATTATGACCTTGACCATAGTTAGCATATGTTTTACTTAATGGTGTGCTGATCATGTCAAAGAACAAGTTCTCAGCAGGTAATGTGTTAGCAGCAATCTCAGAAAGTGTAGGTAGATTATTGAGTTCAGAAGTAATTAAAGATAAACCACCTTGGAATTTAACAACACTGAATAACTTATCTTTATCACTAGTAAAGAATTGGACATTACCAGGAAGTTTCCAGCTGTACCATGCTTTCATTATAAGCTGATCACCTTCAACGTAGTCCCTATAAAAATAAATATCTCTAGCTGCCTGACCATACAAACCTATAAAAGAGTTTTGAGTATCAGCAACTATAGAGCTAACAGTTTGAGGTATGTATTGGTTAACGATTTTACCTAGATCAACAAACACAGGACTAGCATTCTGACCTTGTGTCTGCATACCAAACACACGACAATAAGAGGTTGATTTATTGATAAAGGTAATAGTAGTGCCAGTTTCAACTGGATGAACATCCTCATCTACCTCATAACTTGAGATAGATTTAATTACTGCCTGACCAGGAGTCAAGACACCAGTATCGGAAAACAGTAAGAACTGTTGTGTACCACTAAATAAAACAATACCTTGTTGTACAGGTATAGCTGATGTAAGCGTTACAGGTCGTTGACTACCGCAATTAAGATCGATAGGGTCACTATCAATCTGTACAATAGCTGACTTACTAAAGAAGTTGTAAGTCTCATTTGGAACTCCTAAAATAACATTATCATTAGAAAGGAATCCCAACCTATTGTTTGCAAAGAATGCAAATTTAATAGTTTGTCCAATGAAACTTGGATTAGGATTAGTAGTTGTATCACCTACAAGCCTATTAACCCATGTATTAGCTTCAAAAGTAAAGGCATTAGTACCAGTACGTCTCAACCTATGTGGCATTGTAGACGCATCTATAGCAACTGAAATATCAGGTTTATGACTTTCGTTCCAAGTTGTACCATCAGATTTAACATAGTAGTCATCATCTGCAGCACCTGTGTTAGCAATTTTATAGACGTTATTATTGTTAGAACCAGCTGCAGGTAAGTTAGCAATACTTGCTACAGTGCCAGATAAAGTTCCAGTTAACGCTGCTGACATAGCAGCTGTCTTAGACTTATTAACAATAATAATTTGATCTTGCCTACTAATTACATGAAACTGGTTATGTGCATTACCAGTCACAGTCAGATAAGATTGACCAGTATTGTTAGCAATCGTGACAGCCGTGCCGTCACTGGTGTTCCACATCTTAACAGCGGTACTGATAATTGCACCTACATATTGTTCAGTGGAAGAGTATCTAAAATAAAACCAGTGAGCATTGTCATAAGAAGAGTCACTAACAATGTTACTGATCCATTTGAATCCTGGTCGTTTAATTAGACCAGAAGTTGGATCAGGATAACCGTTAATAATCTGTTTGACTTGATTAACATCTTTCTGAACATCAGGTTGCGTAGATACACCACCCAGAAAGTTTGGTATTTGTTGAGTGATGTTTGCCATTAGTACCTGTAAAGTGCAGTATAAGGTTCGTAGCTGTTGTAGAAGTTACCACCATCAGGATGACCAAAATATGTATAGTCACCTTGATTGCATTCATACTCCAAAGCTTGAGCACGGTTATAAGCTTCTCGTTGTGCTAGTAATTGGTATTGTGTTGGGTCACCTACTACACGGCTACTAAAAATAGCAGCAGCTCTAGAAACAATATAATCTTGAATTGGTTTAGGTAAATCACCCCAGTCGTAGAGATATACTACGTCAACTTCAGGAGTAGAATTCCATTCAAATGTATGGTTTTCTCTGTCATACAAATAGCCGTCTCTACGGACAGCATCTTTACTCCGATTATCGTGGTTATCTGATAAGTCAATTTGAATTACATTATCAGGTATTTGGATTTTATTGGTTGTACTGTCAGGTACAAATGAACTTAAATGATTCTCCCTATTAAACGTCCAGCCTTCTGCCTGCACCTCACGCGACACTGAAGTGAGCGTTTCAAAAGCTAGCGCAACGTCCGGGTTAGTGGCTTCTAATTGGGTTACAGGGGTTTGACCTACAGACATGAGTATCTCATTAACTGCAGCTAATTGTGCAGATGTAGGTGAAGTTGGAATAGCCATAAAGAGACCTTATGAATGAATAAAAAAAAGGGACCCCGAAGGATCCCTTGTGTGTAAATAAATCAGAATGCAGAAGGAGCAGAAGCACCCACATACAGCTCAACAGAAGCTGCAGGGTTCAGATAATCTGCACCACACGCCAAACGGCCGAGCATCACGTCACCTTGGTAGACAACGGATACGTCTCCACTGGTGACTTGCACCTGTGGACCGATTGCTTCGACCATACCGGCTGCTTCCTTTTGGAAGATCAGACCGCAGGACTTAGCGCCAACTTCACTGGCAGTACCGTAGTCATTGTTGATGCCAGTAGAAGCGCCAGAAGCGTCTTCCATGGTTTCACCAACAAAGGAACCAACATTGGTTGGAGAGGTGACACCAGTGGTGCCGCCATAGGCAGTACCGTACTTACCGAGGAACGGGATGTTCATCGACTTGTAGATCTTGATACCAGCAATTTCAATGATGCCTTGTCCGCTTTGCAGCGCAGTACCTTGTGCATCGCGATTGACCAGACCGTTAGAACCAACAGCTTGGATCAATTCGTAATACTGACGAGGGTTTAGTACAGCTACTCGTCCGTCACTACTAACACCTTTCTCATCTAGCGCAGCAGCTGCGTCGTAGAAGGCTGAGACAAGGTTAGAAGCAAGGTAAGCATCAGAATCATTAGTGGTAGAACCAACCCGAATCTGAGTACCACCTGGTTCAACGAAGTTAGTCTTGGTGATAGGAGATGCTTGACGTGCACCGCGTGCGATAGCACGGAATGCAAGCCGGTCGTATTTCTCAGCAAGTGCATAACCGATCTTGCGTGAGATCTCCGAACGAAGATCGTAGTGAGAAAGTACTTCATCAAGGTTGTAGACAAAGGCTGAGCTAATCAGCAGGTCATCAACAGTGATGGTCTTCTCTGCCACTGGAGGTGCACCATCAGAGTTACCTAGAATGCTGTTGCCAGGTGTATGGAACTCAGACTTTGTACGTCCAGTATAGATGAACTGAAGAGACTTACCGTTCTTCAGTGTACGCTTCATGATCAAGTCACGAGCGATTGTATTATTCTGGAAGCCCTTAAACATCTCACCAGAGAAGAGCTTCAAATAAAGAGCACGGGCGTCTCCCGTGCTATTAGCCTGACCCGGCCGTGTAAGGCTCGTGGTCAGCGTAGAATTTTGTTGTGCCATTTAAAGATAAAAGTTTGTATGTATAACCGTTATCAAAGCTTTGATTGTTTGTGGTCTATCCCACCGTCTAGACGGCAGCTAAGGTATCCGCGTACGGGCTTAGTGCCATAGGCATGGGAGGTCCGACTCTGAGGTGCCTCCCACACGTTCACTCCTCTTCTTCTTCTTCAGGAGTTTCTTTTTCTTCTTTCTTTTCAGGCTCTGGCTCAAACCGAGTTACGTAAGCCTGAAGTACATCAGATTGCTGTGACATTAGAAGTTAAGATCAGACTGTTCAAGTTTTTGAATGACATCACTGCGATATGCAGGGTCAGATTCGTAACGTGGATCATTCATTGCAGTTACAAGCTCTTGTTGACTACGGAATGCACTTTTAGCAGGGTTAGGTGCAGACTTACCAGTAAGCAGTTGACCATCAGAACCATTAGCTTCTTTGTAATCAGCAAGCAAAGATTTAACAGCAAAGAGAACAGAGGCAGGATCGCCACGTTCCATGACACTATCAAACATTGCAATTTCTTTTTGATTCATATTTTCAGATGCCCAAGTAACTGCTTGTTTATAACCCTCGGGTCCACCAGCTAGACCTTGTAGATAATCAATATCTTGTTGGGTAACTTGGTTTTGTTGCTCAGGTTCTTTAGCTGGTTCTTCCTGCTCAGGTTCCTGTTCAGCAGATTCCTGTTCTGGTTCTTCCTGCTCAGGTTCCTCTTCAGGCTCTTGAGATCCAAACTTCTGTTGCAACTCAAGGTAAGCTTTTTCTAGTTCATCAGCAGATTTATATTTACCAGCAAGTAGCTGATTTTGATCAGCTTCCATCTGCTCACCTACTTCTAAAGCTTCCTGTTCTGCTTCGTTTAGTTCGGTAGGTGCTGGCTCTTGATACGAAAGGGTTTCACTCATGAATAGTATTACTGTGGTGGTGGTTGTTGTTCAGCAGCCATTGCTGCTTCACGTTGCTGGTCAACTTGTGCGAACTTACTAGCTTGATCAGCAAGCGCCATTTCTTGTTGTTGTTCAGCTTGCTGTTGTTCAGATTGTTGGATCTCTTCCATACTCCTAACAAGGTTCAGTACATCAATACCTTGTGAGGCAGCAAGTCGTTTAATAACTTCCTCTGGATTAATGAAATTCAAAATAGCTTCTGGTCCCATTGTTTGTGCAATGGTTTGCATGAACATCTGGAGACTTTCACGGTCTTGACCGCGACCTAATGCATTAACACCAGCAACAATTGTTGGTCTAACAATACGCTTAGGAAGTTTAGGAATCTCTCCTGCTTTTTGTAGGACACTAAGTTTACGGTTAAGATAGGGGACAAGGAACTCAACAGTCAAGAGGCTAAACAGCCCACCAAGTTGTTGTTCTAGTTCCATTTGTGTCATACGCACTTCCTCAGCAGTTGTACGTTCGCTGTTACGTACATTCAAAACAAGGAATGCTTCCGACAAACGACGTTCAAACTGTTGGATCATGTTGTAGGCAGTAGCAAAGTCTGCTGTCTTACCTACTTGGACAACACCAATATCATCTGGTCTACCCATAATGATTGCACCATTACCAGCGCTAGCCAGTGTTGATGGTTTTGTAGTGCTAGATGGTGAGACGGTAAAGACGACTTTAGCTGCAGCAGCTGATCCTTCAATAACAGCTTGAGATAATGCCTCTAGAGATTTAAGATCACCTAGAAATTCTTCGACACGACCACGACCGTAAGCCTCATCATCAACAGAATTAAATCGAAGAGGTAGCCATGGGTTTGTATCTACTGGAGATTTACCTTGTGACCCTGGAATGATTTCATCGTAGACCTCTTGATGCCAAATGAATCTATTGTTATCACGCTTGATGTGTGTATAGATGTCACATGTGTCGTTAGGTCCACTGTATTCATCTTCGGTTTTAGGCTCCTTCAACTTGATTGATTCTGGAAGCAGCTGCTTACTAATGTTTTCTTTAGTGACTATTTCAATAACATTACCGAGACCATCCCTGTCTACAACATAACGATTGATTGGATAAAGTTTTAGTTTTTCCTTATCCATATAGATCAATGCATTACCACCGACAACAAGATGCTTTAAAGCTTGGTGTACAACTACACGATCATCAGATGCTGCAATCGATTCCATCATCGTTCTTTCGATTTTAGCAAAAGACAAATCAAGTTCTGATTTAATACGTGGATCTAATTCACCAGACAAGATTGTACTTTCGTCAATCTGCAGTTTAAAGAAACTTGTTTGTGGCGGAAGGAGAGCTAGCATTAACTTAGAAGCTAGAGTTGTTACACCTTTAGCTCCAACTGATTGCCAAGGACATCTCAGCTGTTTATGCGTAGACGTGTCTCCATCGCGTTTAATAAGGTAAGGAAGAGTTAACTCAGCCGATTGAATCGCTTGCTGAAGGAACTGATCGCGTTCGCTACTTAAATAATCATATCTACTTTTTGCAGTCATTTATTTAGTGTAAGAGTTTTAAGATTTGGCTTTAGTTGCAAGAGATGATTTGCCTTCTTTTACATATTTAGCTCGGTTATAGTCAGACTTTATTCCGCTCATTCTATCATTAATATTACTCATTCTGTCATCAGAGCTGAGAGAAGAATAATTAGAAAGACCAGTACCTGATTCAAGAATGTCTGAATAAGACTTACCTTTAATTTCAGAAGGGAAGGAATCCCTAGCTCCTCTGAATTTACCATCGCCTTTAATTCTTAAACGCTTAAGATTCCCTTGCTTGTCTGTTTTAATTTTTTTATATCTTCCATCAATTAAAAACTTTTTAATTTGACCACCAGACATTGGCTCTTCACCTACCCTATTAAGGATACCCCGTGACCTGTAATCTCTTTTTTGTTTCTTTGTTCTAAAGTCATTAGCTTTGTAACCATGACGCTTAGGTTTACTAATCGACATAGATAAATTACCTGCCTTATCCTTTTCAACAAAGTCAAGGTTTTTAGAAGGATCATACGATTTAATTGAAGCATCGTAATCAATCATCTTGACATCCTTTTGCATAGAGCCGCCTTTAATACGAGCTCCAGGCATATTACCAATCAAGAGATCACGTGTTACACCATGTCTTTTATAAGTTTGATACGCAATACCAGATTCTGGATCTACGCGGAATCCCTTTTCTCTATCTGTACCAACCCTTTCATAACCCATATCGTTTTTTACTGGGTCTTCAAGGGCATCTTCAGGGATAACGTTATCAGCGTATTCAGTATCTACTGAACCATAATCATAATTATAATCATCAGAAGGTTGATTGGTATCTTTCTTTGGTGGAGGATTAGCAGCAGTCTCTTCCTTGTTGTTAATACCAAGAATTTTCTTGGCACCACCTCTGATCTTAGCACCTTTCTTATCAGCAAACTGTTGAGCTTTTTTCTTGATATAGAGTGAACTAATACCCGCTTTTTTGGCTATCTTTTTAAGATCTTTTACCTCTTCAGCGTTGATAACTTTTTTCTTACCAACATTTTTCTTACCACCTTTTCGGTTAATGGCTTCTTTAAGTTTGTTTCTTATTCTCTTTTTAGCTACCTGTCTTTTCTTTTTATCCATCGGTTTCCTCCATGTATTTAATCACCCACTCAACAACACTACGTTGACCTGAGCGGTACATAACTTTTTGCATTGAATCATCAGGTGTAGGGTTAGTGGGTGGAAAGGATTCTTCTAGTGCATGAATTAGTCCACGGGATTGCATCCCAAAGACCTCAAGCATATTGGGGGAGGTTGACATTACTGTGCTCAAAGAATGCAGGCATACGTCCTGCTTTAGTTTCAGAAAGTTGTGGTGCTTTACCCTCGTACAT